ATGGCTCAGGTTGCCCTTTTTAAAGAAATATTTGATCAAGTGCGGAAAGATTTAAACTGTGACCGATTTTACTCTGAACTAAAACGTCACAATGTCTCACATTACATTTACTATTTAGCCACAGGTAATATTCACGTTGTATTGAAAAATGATAACGCAGTGTTAATAAAAGGACTTGAGGAGGTTGTGAATGTTAAATTTCGCAGAGACACGCGACTTATAGAAACTTACTCTCATAAGTTGAAATCAAGAGAAATCACATTTCATGAATACAGGGAAAATCTGGCTAAGGCTGGAGTTTTCCGATGGGTTACAAATGTCCATGAACACAAAAGGTATTACTATACCTTTGACAACTCATTATTGTTTACCGAAAGCATTCAGAACACGACACAATTTTTTCCACGCTAAACCATATCGCCCGGTTTAATCCCCCTCACTATCCGGCACTCCCACACAGGAGTTACCAGTCGGTACTGAGGACATAGTTAATCCGGGAATACAATGAAAATACAGCACATCTGGCATACTTTAATAAACATTAAAAATATGAGATTTCAACTCATTGTTTAGGTTTTGTTTAAATTTCTACAAATACGATTCAACAACCTTAAAAACACAACGGGAATAACACTATGAAAAAAACGCTACTCACTTTCACGCTGGCCCTGCTTATCTCTGGATGTGCTCAACAGACGTTTACTGTTGAAAACCAACCGACAACAGTAACACCGAAGGAAACCATCACTCATCATTTCTTCGTTTCTGGAATTGGTCAGAAGAAAACTGTCGATGCAGCCAAAATTTGTGGTGGCGCAGAAAAAGTTGTTAAGACTGAAACCCAGCAAACATTCGTAAATGGATTGCTCGGTTTTATCACTTTCGGCATTTATACTCCGCTGGAAGCTCGGGTATATTGCTCACAATAATATCATAAGTTGCCCATCTCGATGGGCAACTCTATCTGCACTTGATGCGCAAATAACAACCTCCAAAAGAAAAATAGCAAAAGCAGACCGTGTCACATAAAGACGTGCAGTTACTTTCTTTTCTATTCCTTTCATAACGGACGGCTTTAAAAGAAGATTTATACGATCTGCCGAGGATTTTTCTCTGTACTCACTGATTCATATTCTCCTCTTTGTTTGGTATAAAAACCGAACTCTTTCTCCAGTCGTTTTTCTTGTTCGGTAAGTCTAATAACAAGCTAACCGCAGGTTGGATTTACTGGCCTCATTAATGCCAACTACACCACCACGCGCTCTTTCATCCAGCCATACACGAACGATTCATTAGCCTCACGTTTTTCTGCCAGTTCAAGGTAGCGATCTCCCTGCGTACAGTTTAGCGCTGTCAGAATCACCAACTCACCATCCCTGCCACGTTTTGACAAATAGGCGCGTAACGCATTAATGGTACGTGGGCCGATACAACCATCTGCATCAATGTCCGGATACAACTCTCCTTTCTGGTTAAATACATTAAGCCAGCGCTGAAGCATTCTGGATGCCACTGACGGCCCCATGTTTACGCCGGTATCACACAATTCAGCAGCGATCTCCGGAGACAGGCTCGCAACCTTGTGAAAACGTGGCCCGTACCAGTAGTCCGCTTCAAGAATTTCGAGGGCCTGCCCACGCGTCAGGTCACGAATATCCCCCTGATAACCGTGTGCACGGGCAACTTTTCCAGTAATGCCCCATTTAGTCGGACCACCTTTATCATCAGGGTGGTTGACGTAGCCGCCCTCTTTGCCAAGAACAGCATCAAAAATTTCATCTTTCGACTTCATCTCAGCGCCTTCGTAATACAAAGATTTTTGAAACGTTCCCACGAGCACGAACCACCAGCACGCAGAACAGCAGGTTAAAAAACACTTCCAGCCAGCCCGTTGCTAACGGGCGACCACACAGATAGCTGAGGGGCGCAAAGGCATACAGCAGCATCAGCAACCAGGCCAGCCATGACATCAGCGGTTTATGTCTGGAATCACGACGACGATAAAAAAAGAGCGTCAGCACGATAACCGTGCATAACGCCACATTCAGCAATCCGGGAAGGTTACTTAACATTGCCGCCTCCTCCACCCCGCAGGCGGGAGAACAGGCCGGACACCAGCGATGCAATATCCTGCTGGTGGATGAACGAGAGAATCTTCACCGACACCACCGCCACCAGCACCGCACACAGAGCATCCGCCGATGTACCGTCATAACCTGTTTTTGATGCAATCCAGGCTGACAGCACATGCGCACCCAGCACGCCAACGATAAACGACACCAGAAAATGCGCTGCCACACGCCAGGCAGATAGTGCCTGCGGCATTGTGGCCACAAACAGCGCCCCGGCAAATGCGCCAAACACAATCCCGAAATCCGTTCCGGTAAGCAGCCCGAATACCGTCGCCCCGCCGAGCGCCGCAGCCGTGCCGGAACCGGATAAGGGTTCAGACATACTTTTTCTCCTGTAAATAAAAAAGGGCCACTGTCGGCCCGTAAAAAAACAACACCCCGTCAAAGGCACCCGCAGATACCTTTTGTGTGGTGTTATCTGATGTGATGTGCGCCGGACGTGGCGCGGATATAAAAAAGGCCCGCCGCAGCGAGCCTGTTTTCAATGAGTGCAAAATTCAATTATTCTTGAGTAACACTTAAACTCATCTCATTGAATGCAGCCATCCTGTAACCTGCCGGTGTAACACCAAAATAACTCCTGAATACGCTGATAAAATAAGATGTAAAATTATAGCCACACTGAGCAGCGATTCTGTTGATGGCGCAACGAGATTGATTCAACAGCATTGCTGCCATTCTCATTCTCTCTGTAAGCAACAACTCACTGAAACAGGTGCCTTCTTCTTTCAGTCTTTTTTTTAACAAACTTTCACTGATACATAACCGCGAAGACACATCTCTCAGAGTCCAGTTTGCTGCAATGTCCGTACGAAACAATGCACTAAGCCTGTCACTAATATTGCCAATACACGCGGTCAGAAACGACGAAAACATTTTCTCTGATGAGAAAAATGCCAGACACGAAAAGGAAAGCATTTCCGCTAAATTGTCCGTATGAATCTTTTCCTCACAAAGATAATCAATCAGGATGCCCATCAATTCTGCCTTGGGAAAACTCACGCAAAGATATCGTGGTATTTGCCGGACTAAAACTACATCCTGTTTTTCGTCTCCACACAACAGGTAACGGATAATTGTCGATTCACTGAGACTTATTCGCCGAAAACATTCCGAAAAGGGCAATAACGATCCAGCTCCCCCCCTGACAAGAAGTGCACTACCACTTTCAAGAGAGAGCTCTTTTCCTTCAAAGAGCACAACAAACGGGGAATGAACAAAAACAACAGAACAAGCTTCATTCATATCAATTGCCCTGACATTACTGGTCACAAGATAAGTATATATCGATTTACAAAAATACAAGCCGAAAGACCAGTATTCGCAACCACCAGCGCGTTTAACGTCCTGTACCGTTTTTCAGGCATAAAAAACCCGCTCAGTGGCGGGTTTAAGCTGTTTGGCGTAGTAACCACTCTTAACAGGATATTCAACTTTTTACGATCGTAAAGCGTTCGGGGAAAATTTTTAAAACCGTTCCAGAGTGCATACCATCGCATCGGCGGGTAGTTTTTCCGTGAAGTCGACCTGACCGTGTTTATCGAAGTGGATCAGTAATGCGCATCCATCATTTTGGGTTGGGGTGTTTTGTGCTGCTGGTGGTTGTTTTTGGCTGAAATAACAGTCTTCCAGTTTTTCGAACACTTCCCACGCCTGATCGGTTTCCAGCATTTTGGCGTGACGGGCTGCTCCGCGTTCTGTCCAGAGGATGAGGTGCTTTGTACGCGGTGCAACTAAGTTACTTTGAGTAACCTTGTTCTTAAATTCCCGCAACTCAGCCCCTTCCAATTTGAAGTAGTGTTTCCCACAAACAAAACGCTCGGCATTGCGTGTATAGTTCACTTTGATGTTATTAGTTTCGGTGCCATAAAGTTGTGCCAAAAGCTCGGTAGTAATGACAGGGATTTGGTTATGGGTGATCGGGGAAAGAGTTTCAACTGAGATTTGAATAGCCATAGGATGATCCTTTTTCTATGTGAATCATCACCACTGCTGACGCCAATCAGTATGGTGGTGAACTGTGCAGGGTTGGCGTAACCGGGAAAAAGGAACCGGCGCGGATCGCTCCGCCCCCACACAGCCCACCATTGAGATGTGACAGTGCAAACGACAATAAAAAAGACGCTGGCGCGTCTGTTGTCGCCTTTTTCATCCGGGACGCCAATCCCGACGCCAGATTTTGCTGGCGCGTGAGGAATATAGCCCCGGACAATGTGTCTGGTCAAGCTCCTACATGATTCGTTCTACGTATCTGTCCATCTCCAGTCGGATATCAAGCATCATCAACATGCCATCAATAACCCCTTCCGCTTTCTGCAGGCGCTTGCCAATACAGGTATCCGAACACCCATGCTTTCGTGCCAACCCCATAAAAGTCATTCCACCTACGTAATAATCCACCAACAAATCGTGCAAATCCTGATTTTTCTTGTTCAACCGGGCCATACAGCCACAAATTATCATTGCATCATCATCAGAACACTGAGGGCGTGATTTCACTTTCGGCGGGATTAATCCTTTAAAACCAGCAGCGATTGACGCCCATGACACATCTTCGTGATTGTTCGCAGCCCATGCTCCCCACCGCTCCATAACCTGCTGAATATCACGCACCATCGTTATCACCTGTAATTTCGTAAATCTTCACGCCCAACCGCCCACCAGGAACAGGCAGTCCGCGCACAATATTGATTTCATCAAACTGCTCGTCGTCTATAAGTAGTCCGGCATGCGTCAGCGCATCCAGTGGTGCCTTCAGGATATTGTCCAGGTCGCGGCGGCGCTTATCCGGTGGCTCTGCAATAATTTTTATTGCCAGCCTTCCGGACAGGTTTAATTTCAGTCGCTGCTGGCGAACAATAAGCGCCACATCACGGCGATAACGCTCACCGGCTTTTGATACAAAATATGTGCTGCCACGACGTCGCCAGTAGGTATTCACCGTCGGCGGGTAAGGCAAAACAAATTCTATGCGTTCAGTCATTCATGCTTTCCACTTCAGGACACCCGAATTTCTCGCGTGCATTAAAAAACGAATCAGCAACAACAGCTGGCTGCCGTGTTTTTCTTCAAAATCTTTTACCCCGGCGTGCAGTTCGTTATGACATTTACGGCACAGCGGAATAACAAACAAATCGTCAGCCTTTGTTCCCATCCCTCCCAGTCCATGACCAATAATGTGATGCGGATCATCTGCCTGATTGCCACACGTCATGCATTTCTGCGTTTTTACCCAGCGCGTGTATACGGGCATCTCTTCCCGCTGTGGTTTCTGACGCTGGAGATACTGAGCCGGAGACTCCGGATCAACGGCAATGCTGACCACCGTCTTTTCCTGTGGTGGGTTTTGTTGCTGGTGGGCGTGAGGCAACGGCGAAAAATTTTTTGTGCGCTGCTTCAGTATGCTGGTGGCGGTCTGCTCTCCCTGTACGATGTCGCTTTCACGGTACATTGAGCGGATTTTTTCCGCACGCAACCCCAGCGAACGACGTAATACCGCTTCCGGTAGCGCGTCCGCCACCTGATTGCGGACCGCCCACCAGGATAATTCAGCCAGAGATAATTCACGCTCCTGCGTACCGCTTATTGCGTGACCGATGACGTCAATCATCCATGCTGACAGGTTTTGATGAGCAAGTTGCTCGAGTGATTCGGATGCCTGGTCACGCAGCTGGTTGTCGCAGTGCCAGCACAACACCATTGCGCCGGTACCGTAACGATGTATGACGGTTTCACTGTGATGATAGTCACCATGAGGCCACTGGCAGGATTTAACGTGGCGTAACAGCCAGTCAGACAGTGCCCCAGCGCCGCCAGCAGCACGAATCACCCGCTCATCGCTGAAAAATGGCAGTAATGATTTATCTTCCGCCAGCGGCTGGCGAACAGCAGGAACAACTCCGGACGGCAGACCGCGCATGCTTTTCGGTTCCGGTTCCACCAGCACCCGAGGATTATGAAATACCCGCATGGATTCACGGCCCGGTTTTAGCACCACCAGCCCAAGTTCCGGCACCGGAACAGGTCGAAGTAATACCCGCACGTTACCTCCAGATGCGTTGCTGGTATGTGCTGGATGGACGCGGTGGGCGTTCGGAATAAGGGAGCCTGACTGAAATTATCCAGTGTCGGAAGTCAGGACTGAGGTCTTTCTGAAACTCGTACCCACGTCTGCGGTAGTTCTGTATCAGCCATTCGGCCTGTTCTTCAGTGCAGGGGTCATGCTGATACCAGTCATATTTGAATGTGTGAGAACGCCGCCCGTATCTGCTGGCAGGGGCGGCATCAGAATTGTTAATTTTCTTGTAATGCACCACTACTATCCTCGTAATGGTGCGACAGACGCCAGTTGTTCAGGCTGGCTTTAACTACAACATTATAATCTAGTCTTTCTTAATGCTGAAGTGACTGACCGAATCCGCATGTGATTCTTTGGTGATCAGAATAACATCGGATGGCAATGGCATTACAATAAACTCACCATTCTCAAGAACTATTACTTCATAATTACCTGGTATAGAAAGCGCAGCAATTAATTCCTTATCGTTCATAACCAAAATCCCGTGAACTTTAAACACCTCCCCTTAAGGGGACCATCCTTCTTCTCCCTGCGCGCCAATCAAGTAATGAGATTCTATTTCCCCCGTAATTAGCCTCAATAACAACAAATCACAAAAACACAAAAAGCCTGTTTGATTAAAAATAATCGTAACAAAAAACCCGCCGAAGCGGGTTAAGTGCGGGTGCGTTGAGGATGCCTGACACATCAGAGGTGGCGAGGGATTTCTCCCCCGCCAGGTCTCTTACTCCTCAGATTCGTAAGCTGTGAAGACAGCGACCTCCGTCTGGCCGGTTCGGATTCGTACCTCGCAGAGGTCTTTCCTCGTTACCAGTGCCGTCACTATGACGGTTAAACAGATGACGATCAGGGCGATTAACATCGCCTTTTGCTGCTTCATAGCCTGCTTCTCCTTGCCTTTCGGCACGTAAGAGGCTAACCTACGTTTGTGTAGCATAGATTGGGCCTCAGATTAATGTTAAGCGTCTTGCCGGACGCGTAATGTTAACTGGGGCTTTTCTCTGTCTGCCTTACAGTGGCATGCCCGAGGCAGACAGCCTCAAGCACCCGCAACAATCTTACCGACACCGATAAGAAAACGCTATTTTTATTGCCAGAACCTTCTGCCCAGGCTAATGTATCCGCGTCAGAACGGCGCAATGCGCTCGCCTGAGATACGTTTACTTGTCATTGGTGGCAACAGATAACGGCAATTGTTGTTTCTGTTTGTTTCCTTCAAAAACCCCGGACCGTCAATCCGGGGTTTTTGTTTGTTATCCCCAGCGGCAAATCGAATACACCACCAGCGCCACCGCCATCGCAATTCCTGTCGTTGTGAATGCTTCAGGCCTGGTCATCGTAAAACATCCTCCACGCTTGTCAGTCCGTTTCGCTCCAGGTAGTCCATCGCCTTATCCGGCAGTTTGCAGTCCGGCTTCGCTTTCCTCAGTTGCCAGGCTAACTGCTTTACCTGCATAGTTAACTCGTCGACCAGACGCTGATACCCCACTGGTTTGTATTCATGCAATTTACCGGCTGGCTCTGCTGCCAGCGATACCAGTGCGATTTCCAGAACAGCAATATCCATCTTATATGTGCGGATGATGTCATTGTCGATTGTGCCCGGTATGCACAATCTCTGTGCTTCAATAGTCTCCTCTGCGTGAGCTATTAACTGCTCTCTGGTAAAAGTCGTCATGCCGTAGCCCCTTCTTGATATTTTTCAAACCAGAACACAACTGGGTCAGATTTCATTTCAACCAATCCCATACGAACCAGCGCTTTGCCTTTCCCGGACGCAAGGAATTCACGACGACCATCACTGATAATTCGCCGATAATCTTCCAGACTACTGCAATGCTTGTGCAGATTGCATGGGTGGCATGCCGGAACCATGTTGGATATATCGTCACGTTCCTGGTGAAGCATATTTCCATCAAAACGGATGACCGGTTTTACATGGTCTGCATGCCACTTTTCGCCAAGTTCGCAGCCGCAATAAGCGCAGCGACCACCGAACTTCATGCGCAGTTCTGCACGTTGTTTTTTCGTCAGTGCCATATCAGCTTTCCTTATACGGATTAATTTTATTGTGCAGTGTGTTGAACGACGCCCACACCACGTCGTTATACAATTCAATAACTGGCTCAATTATTTTCCCGATTGCCCAGACAAAAATTAGCGGGGATATCGGTATCATCAATACGATAAACAGAATGAGAAACAAAAATTCTGTCGCTCTACTTTTTCGCGGATATTCTTTTCTGAATAATGTAGGCACATCACTCTCCTTTGTTGCCAATGTTTACAGCCTGGCAGGCCTCCTTGAGTACCCAGTCAACAGCGTCTTTCCATGCTCCGGTTTCAGCTGGCGGATTCTCACACTTTACCTGTTCATAAAAGCGTACCGCTTTAACAAGCCCTTCAGGCACTACCGGCGATGGCGGGGCGGTGTAAAGGTCGTGGCTTCCATCAGGCAGTGAGTGACCTACATACTCACCGAATCCATCAACACACATGCCCCCATCTTCAATAATGCATGACGCCACCGGCTCTGATTCCAGCGATGCCAGTGCAATTTTGAATAACTCACCCTCTATCCGTGCCATCCCTGAATGGGGGTGACATTTCGTAATCGCTATTTTTAATTTGGCCTCTTCGATTAATTGTTCTTTGGTTAATTCAGCCATTTTTCATTACCGCCCTTTCGGGCGGCCTCCTGATGTTCTGAGGGTGCAGAAATCCCTCCGGTTAAGGATTAAATTTTTAACAGTGCTAAATTTAATTATTCAGTTCTGGATTTTGTCGCTCTGCGTATCCGCGCTTTTGCGTTACGCTCAATCTGAATTAGCTTTTCTATATTTTTCCGCCTTTCCCGTTCCTCCTGACGCAATAGCCTTACATCATCTGCCAGTCTGGTTTCTCTTTTCGCCACAGAGAGCATCCAGTCAAACGGCTCCACAACTGCACCGCAGATTTTACAGCGGACCTGACGCTCTTTTTCATCAACCCTGACAGAAGCGTGATGGCAATATGGTCTTTCCGATGGCTCATAAAGAAAATTAACCTGATTACGTGGGTCATCTTCTTTTACCGGAAATAAAACAATATTACTTAACTCATCTTCTGGTTTTATTTCCACGTCACTCTCCTTTGATGCGAATGCCAGCAACACGTAGTGCGCGCTCTAAATCAGCCAGATAAATCCAGCTGCCATTTTCCTTAGGTATCATGACATGGCGCTCATCAGCATTTATCGGGTGTCCATATCGAAGTTCATAGCCAGCCGGTAGCTGGACTTCCCTTGCCTCCAGTTCTGCAATGCGCTTGTCTTTGGCTTCCAGTTCATCAAGAACCTTTTTTATGGCTGGTGAATGTGTCGTATAACTCGCAGCCGGACCGGCAAGCATTATCCTGAGCTGCGTTTTCGCTTTTTCCGTGTTCATTTGGTTCATTACCTTATTTAGTGGCTATATTCCCCAATAGAACGTTAGTATACGCTGCATAACTTCGCTTTCCCGGCACTCACGGCAAATCATGTTCTGAGGCCTGTCGTAGCGGCGTATTTCTCCGTCTGGTAATGACCAGATAAGGTCCGGAGCAACCACAACCGGTTTCTTCGCCTTTGCCCTCGATAGTTTTTTGCGGGCGTTTTGCCAGTCCTTACGAGCCTGTTCAGACGGAAATAACCCGTAGCCAGAATTGTATACATCGCCACTGGCAACCAGCTCTCTGGCGAGAACACTCATCAGATATCTTGTCGCACCTGTTTTCGCTTCCAGTTGCCGTAACGTCTCGCGCCAACTCTGGCGTACGAGATCAACGATCTGCCCTTTAATTTTTTCCCGCTCTTCCTGTGTAAATACTTTTGCCATAAGCGCCTCCGGCAATCACTTTTCCGATACAACACGGCGGGAAGAATCAGTAATCTGTCGAACAATATCCCGGTGCTTGTTCAGCTCCCGCAGCGCGGCGCAGACTCGCTCCCACTTCTGGACATGATTTTTCGCCCGACGCAGTTCACGGTTTGCCATATGCAGCGATGGTAAAATCAGGTTATCCGCTTGCGTTTCAGTAAACGATGGCAACGACTGCACAATGTCCCCCACAGTATCTGTTTTAATTTCTTCCTGTGTTGCCGCTTCCTGTACTGGTAACGCAACACCGGCTGGCTGAGAAAAGGCTTTACCAGGTGTTTTCGCTACCGATACAACTTTCGGCTCTGCTGGTAAATTTTCCCCGGTTTCTTTTACCAGCATCCACTTACACCCCTTCCCCTGTCCCAGCTTAATCGCCATGCCATCGCGGCAAAGCTTTTCCATCGCAGAAACCAGCGACCTGACGCAATCAGCACGCCCCACAGCAATTGCAATCTCAGCGGTGGTCATTGCCCCACCATGAACAAGTGTGGACAGGATGTCGCAGCGTTTCAGTGGCTCACGCTCTTTTCTGCTGACCACCGGATGGGATTTTCTTTCCACTTTACACACCGTTACTTTTTTTTCTTTCACGCCCGTTTGTCGTTCTGAAACAGACCAGTAACCATTAACCGACACAACTTCTCCCTGCTCTTCGTACTCCCGCAACATTTTAATCGCCTCAGCCGGTGCAATGCCCAAACTGGTAGCAAGCTCAGTGCACGTCACCTTTTGCATCGCTTTTAACGTATCAATCAACGTTTCCATTAAAATTTCTCCCGTTAAAAATTATTTACCAATCTCAAACAAAACTTATCCCCTGAACCCTGGTGGAATTTCGGTGTCCGGTTCAGAAATGTGATTCACACAACGCTGGTTGTTCGTGCCGCTTACCGGGAGCAACCAGGGGTTTTCAAAATTCCGGTCCGGTCCAAAAAACGTCGTCGCTCGCTGAACAAATTCCGTTCCCGCTTTCCCGGTCGCCGCCATGTATCTCGCGTAACGCCTCACACCATCCAGCATGGTCTCTGGTGACACCCCCTCGCGCAATCTGGCCTTCCAGGCACTGAATGCGGATTTCTTCGGGTTTGCCCCGGCACGCAACGGGTATTCCCGCCAGACCTGTTCGAACACATCCGGATAATCCACTCGTCCCACAGGCCGCCCGGTGTTTTCCGGGACTACCCGATCGGCTTCCCGCTGAATGGCGGAATCGGCTTCAGGCTGCTGCAGTTGGTGTGATTGCTCCGACCCTGCGGTCATCGCCTGCTGCACAGCGCCCGAATCGGCTTTCAGCGCATACGCCGAATCGGCTTCCGGTGTCGTGCCTGCTGGCTGACCAGAATTTACGGTCTGAACATCCCCTGCCTGGTTCATGGTGTTTTTTTCGCCATGAACCATAGTGTTTTTGTCCTGTTCCTGTTCTTTCTCCTGCTCCTGTTCTTGGCTTCGAAGCCCCTTAAAAGCCCCTTCGAAGCCCCTTACCGAATTTCGGCTATTATTCCGCCTCACATCCAGATGGAAATCCGTTTTATATCTGTCGTAAAACGCTGACAGAAAAGCGTTTTCAGGTAATGATGCATACTCATTCCTGACACCTGCACAACGGTTATCGCCGGGCTTCAACGTTTCCCCAACCTGCCAGGCTGCCATTTCATGGACCCAGACCATCTCTGCATCATGGTCATAGCTACAAAAACCAGCTTCAACAGCCCTTTTAAGCCCCTTTGAAGCCCCTTCCAGACCAAGCCCGGTTTCATGAGCAAGGTATAAAACTGGCAGGTAATACAAACCCAGCATATTTGCGTGAGGGGATGTCATCAGGTAAAAAGCAACAACTTGCGCTTCTGCACCCGCCTTTCTAAGTTCTCTCCCCGTTTCTCCCAGCCAGAATCGCGGAGAAACTTTTGCGTAATCACGCATGGCTACCTCATCTGGTGCCGAACCTTCCTCCGGATATAATCTGTGGTTCCCAATCGACAGAACCAGAGGAGGTTCGACATGTATTTTTTGAAAAGCCTTTATCAGGCTCATGTATTAAATGTTGCAGCAACAAACCGCTGGTGTAACAGCCCCGAAATGCTCCCGGATTACAGAGCCTGGCTGCGCGCCGAAACATACCTTCGTCTCGACATATTGATTAGCGAACTTCAAAAAGAGACTGCATCCATTCATAACCTTCAGGGTATCGACGCTGTTCGCATTCTGGTATCGCGCCATAGTGCTCTCTCAATAATTGAAGTGCGTCATCTCTCTTTTTCTGAACTGATTTTCTTGCTTCAACCAGCTCTGGAATCAGCGAATATCCCACCGGAAGTGATCCAATACCCACCTCATGTTGACGAGCAGTTACAAGATGTGCCATACAACCAGCGTGCTGGATTGACTCCCTGCTCAGAGGCTGAATGGGATCACTCTCTGCTGAAGAAATACCAAGATTTGTATAATCCTCAATAAGCCCGACACACGCTTCTGCATCAGCCAGCTTTATTCTGGTTTCCTTGCGCTGTTCTCTGTCTGACAAACGCCAGAGCAGCGCATTAGCTTTATGTATCAACCACTCTGCCAGCTCCACATCAGATAAACCGCCACGCCAGATGTGCGGACTGTTTTCGTAAACGCTCAGTGTCAATTTTTTGTCATTACTCATATTTATTACCCAATTAATGCACAGCCAGAGTGTTTCCTGCCGGGCCACCACGATTCATCTGGTTGAAACCAGCAATCGCCACTGCGACAAAATCATCAGCGTCTCTCACCAGTCGTTCCCGCGTCTCCACCAGTTCCCGAAACCAGGCTGAACTGTGGCTGCGCATTCGGGCCACCAGCAGAGGTGGCATTGCTTTTTCGATCGCTGGTAACAACGCCTGAATTTTTTTAACCGCATCAGGGGTGTCTTTATCCAGCCAACGGAAAATTTTCTGGGTATTACGAGCCAGCGCTTCCGGATGCCTGTCGTCATATAGCTCCGGGAACGTCATACCCAGCTCAAAATAAGCCTGGGTTATTTCAGCTGCCGGAACTTTTTCACCGTCCGGATGCGCCCAGGCATTCATCGCCATACGGATGTGTTCATGCTTGATTTTCATGAATCAACTCCGGTGTATTTGGTGTGTTAGCCTTATCTCCAGCAGGCAACCCGTCAGTTGGATTCGGGTATAAATCTGGTCGCAATTCATGAGGAGTAACCCCAGTTGCAATATAAATTTGACGAACCCGTTCCCCCGTCGGAACTCGACCATTGTATTCATTTGCCCATTTGTGTATTTGAGATGGCCAAGCCCCTATTGCACGCCCTAGAGGACGAATACCACCAGCAATCTTTATTGCTTTGTCCAATGCTGTCATACAACCTCCAATTCAACTAACCACAACAATTGTTCACTTAAAACGAACATAAGTCAACACCTCGAGGAATTGTTAGTGTTCACTGAACGGTTATAATTGCTAAATGGACATGAGAAAAAAGCAATACGACACCCCGCTAGCAGAAAGGTTAGATGCGATCTCTCAACAGCATCATTTAAGTGGTTCAGATTTAGCGCGTATCGCTGGTGTAGGTCGTTCATCAGTCAACGCATGGAAAAAAAGAGGAACAATCAGTAAAGATTCCGCAGCCAAAATTGCAGAAGCCACAAACGTTTCCCTTTCTTGGCTACTGACAGGGAAAGAAGAGACAAATAGAGAAGCGCTTGATGATGACGAGAAGGCCCTGCTTGATGTTTACAGAAACCTGCCACCTGTAGAACGTAGAAATATGCTGGCAGCTTTTCAAATGCGACTTCAAAAACTGACCGAATTTTACTCAGAATACGTCGACCCAATAACACGACAAAAATAATTCTTTATTTTACAGAATCATACCGCCGCAAGGCGGTTTTTTTTACCTTTTACGCATTCATTATGTTGACTTTTGTTCACCTAGAGAGAACAATGTATTCCATCAAAGCACAACGGTGCGACAGGTCTTAGTTCCGCCACCCCGGCGTTAAGGGGAAATGAGGTCAGCATGGATACTATCGATCTTGGCAACAACGAATCTCTGGTATACAGCGTGTTTCCCAACCAGGACGGCACATTCACCGCGATGACGTATACCAAAAGCAAAACGTTTAAAACCGAAACTGGCGCACGTCGCTGGTTAGCCAGAAATACTGACTGATGAGGTTAATGATGGAATTTAAAGATTTACCGCTATCAATCCAGGAGATTGCAGCACACACACTACGTCAACGTCTGAACGAAGCTATGGCTGAATCTGCAACGAAAGAAACCATTGATAACATGGCTCGTAATGTACACGATGCGTTTACCGGATTGTATTTCTGTGCGTCTGTAAATAAACACGACCCAGAGAGTGTGGCAAAGAAAATTGCAGAAACGACAGTGCAAAACATCAATACGAAACCAACCGAAGACGAAATTGACCAGCCTGCCAGTGAACAAAAAAAAAGAAAAATCGCCATATGCGGGAAACATGTTTGTTTATGACAAACTTATCCGAATTCGTGGCGAAATTCCGACTGAATACCTGGCAAGAATTCACCAGGCATTACTTAAAAATCTGGAAACGGAAGTATTTGATGGCAACACCAACGGTTCCTTCGTGGTATCAGCTCTCACAAAGGAGTGGGATAAAGATAATCGCTGGAATGTTGCTACATGGTTATTCAGCAACAAAGCTTCTGCCCTGGAAGCTGCGGCGTGTATTTGCGACCTGCCAAGGACAGACCGCAAATACAACCTGGATGTGTATAGCTATATTTATGCTGAACACTATCCGCTATGGATTAACTTTAACTGGTAATTACAAAGCTGTACCTGCAGGGCCACGACGACCAGCACCACGATTGTAATCAATGATGCCATTATAAAGCGCATTATTTAATTTATCGTCGAATGCCGATTCTGTGAGCCCTGGCTCTGAATGAGTTTTTAATAACCCTGATTGCCTGAGTTGATTAACCAGGCATTCAATCTGTTTTTCAATAAGCGGATGTATTGGCTTGTTTGGCATTTTATCCTCCATTGAGGTTACTGGTTGAGAATGGAGACCACACGTGACAGCGTGTTGTCGTGCGCCGGACACGGATAAGAATCCGGCACTGATAGTTTATGAAAGGATATATCCCTGAAAAGTCAGGGCATAACACGGAAGCGCACGGCGGAGGTGTCTTTTCCTTAGAAGGCTTGTCGTTAGATTTCTTCGACCGTGCGCTTCCGGTTGTGGCACTCCGCGAAATGGCGCGGCGGTAAGTATGGCGGGGTTATTCCTTACCCCCATTGGTGGCACCGGGTTGTCAGGTTGACCATACGCCTGAGTGACAACCCCGCTACAACACTCCATGTTGATTTGTACCTTTGGCGGCATCAGTTTCATTGCTGGCTGATGTCCGCCCTTTTTAAAGTGAATTTTGTGATGCGGTGAATGCGGCTAAGCGCACGCGGAACAGTTAAAAGCGTATTAAAGCATCTGTGTTATGGGTGGATTCTCTGTATCCGGCGTTAATTGTTAACTGGTTAACGTCACCTGGAGGCACCAGGCACCGCATCACAAAATTCATTGTTGAGGACGCGATAATGGAAACATTATTACCAAACGTTAATACGTCTGAAGGTTGTTTTGAAATTGGTGTCAGTATCAGTAACCCTGCATTTACTGAAGATGCCATTAATAAGAGAAAACACGAACGGGAGTTATTAAATCAAATATGCATTGTTTCAATGCTGGCCCGTTTACGTCTGATGCAAAAAGGATACTGGCAATGAATACAGCATTCGCACTCGTTCTGACAGTTTTTCTTAATACAGGCGAACCACTTGACCTTATTGTTGATATACGTGACTCAATGGAAGAATGCATGGCTGCCGCAGATGAACAGAAAATTCCCGGTAACTGTTATCCGGTCGATAAAGTTATTCGCATGAATAATAACGAAGTCCCGGCAGGGCTTTAAACCAGCACAGTAATAAATATCCGGTTTCATTTTTATATGCCAGCAATGGGCAGGGATTTGTTCACCCTAAAAATGGTTATGAGGTTTATCAATGAGCACTGATAAAGAAGAAATTGCACTATATTACGAAGCCAAAAATGACAAAGTCAGAAAACGTCTTGGGATTAAAGGCGGTTTTTACTGGCGCACAGCAAAAAAATTATCGGTTGCAATATCACGCGGTGTTGTCGCAATGGACGATGCCGGATTTGACGAAGAGGATTTTAAAAAACCTGTTCGCGTCCATTTACCCGTTGTGAATGACCTTCCTCCGGAAGGCGTGTTTGATATCGAATTCTGCAACCGATACGAAAAAGGCGGGGAAGATGGTATCACAATGGTACTTATCGCGCCCTCGCCCTCTGTTCAGGATAAACCAGCCAGCACTGACAATACCAACGTCAACGGCGAAGACATGGCTGAGATTGAGGAGAACATGCTCCTGCCGGTTTCAGGTCAGATTCTGCCTGTTCGATGGCTGGCACAGCACGGCAGCGAAAAACCGATCACACACGTTTCGCGGGACGAACTGCGCGCATTACATAACGCACAGGATGAAAAACTTCCCGCCGTTACCGCGCTGGCTATCTCAAATAAAGCAGCGCAACTCGAACCGCTGGAGATTCGCGATCTCCACAAACTGGTGCGAGACACTGACAAAGTTTTCCCCGCCCCCGTAAATTCGGACCTGGGACTGATAACCTCTTTTATCGAAGCATACCTGGACGCCGACTACACCGATCGCGGTCTGCTGACAAAAGAGTGGATGAAAGGAAATCGTGTTTCGCGTATCACCCGTACGGCTTCCGGTGCAAATGCCGGTGGCGGGAACAAAACCGATCGCAATCCGAATTTAGTACACACCTTCGATACGCTGGATGTGGAGATTGCAGCAGCCACACTTCCGATGGATTTTAATATTTATGAAATTCCGGGCAGCGTTTATCGTCGCGCAAAAGAAATCGTCCTGAAAAGAGAAAGTCCGTTCAAAGAATGGTCCGCAGCACTTCGCGCAACCCCGGGTATTCTGGATTATTCCCGCGCCGCTATTTTTGCACTTATCCGGAGCGCTCACCCTGAGTTTTATCACTACCCGGGACGCCTTCAGGGGTATATCAACGCCCACTTAACGGAGACTGATCACGAGAACCCCAGCAAGGAAACTCTCACTGCTGCACGACATACACCGGAAAAAGACATCCTGGAAGAAGTTAACCGCGAACTGGCTGCTGAACGCGAAACAGAAGAAGAAAAAAATAATGAGGAAAAATCACAACCGTCTGACGCAATGGCAGATGAACAGGCAACGACTGAAGCAATGGGACAGGATACAACTGAATATCGCCAGGACACACAATCGCTGGATACTCAGGCACAGATAAATCCGGTTAATCAGGTAAAAGTTACCGCTGACGAAGTAAACAAAATTATGCAGGCAGCCAATATCAACCAGCCTGATGCCGACAAAATACTGGCAGTCCATCGCGGTGAATTCGTTGACGGAATTAGCGACCCGAATGATCCGAAATGGGTTAAGGGGATTGAAACCCGCAATTCTGTGAACCAGAACCAGCCCGAATCGGAACAAAACAGCCAAAATGCGTTACAAAACGAGCCAGAAACGAAACAGCCTGAACCAGAAGAGCAACAAGAACCGGAAAAAGTCTGCACCGCCTGCGGTCAGACCGGCGGCGACAACTGTCCTGACTGTGGCGCGGTGATGGGCGACGCAACATACCAGGAAACATTCGATGAAAAAAATCAGGCTGAAGTTCAGGAAGATGATCCGGAGGAAATGGAAGGCGCTGAACATCCGAACAATGAGAATGCTGGTAACGATCAGTATCACACCAGCGATAGTGAAACTGGCGAGGCGACAGATCCCTTAATTAATGTGAACGGTCATCACGAAATCACATCCACCAGCAGTACGTGTGACCATCTAATGATCGACCTTGAAACCATGGGAAAAAATCCTGATGCCCCGATTATCTCAATAGGTGCAATATTTTTCGATCCGCAAACCGGAGATATGGGACCGGAATTTAGTAAGACTATCGATCTGGAAACTGCTGGCGGAGTCATTGATCGGGACACCATTAAATGGTGGCTGAAACAATCACGCGAAGCGCAATCTGCCATTATGACCGATGAAATCCCGTTAGATGATGCACTGTTACAATTGCGAGAATTTATCGACGAAAACTCCGGTGAATTTTTTGTTCAGGTCTGGGGAAATGGAGCCAACTTCGACAACACGATTTTGCGCCGTTCATACGAACGGCAGGGGATCCCCTGCCCGTGGCGTTACTACAACGATCGCGATGTACGCACAATCGTTGAGCTGGGGAAAGCCATAGACTTCGATGCCAGAACGGCTATTCCATTCGAAGGTGAGCGCCATAATGCACTTGATGACGCCCGTTACCAGGCAAAATACGTTTCAGCTATCTGGCAAAAACTGATCCCGAATCAGGCTGATTTTTAATGTTCAACTGTCGCCAGTTGTCGTTGGTATTCTGCAACTGGCGCGTTCCGGAGTGATAGCCATGAGCGAACAGTACCTGATAACGCTCGATGAGTGGAAGCCAAAACGGTTCAGTCTCCCAATAACAAACACTACCCTAGTGAAATACGGAAAACTAGGATACATCGTTCCAAGACCACAAAAAATTCGTGGGCGTTGGCTGATAGATCGCCGAGCAGTATTTGTTGGACCTGGTGAAACAGGAATTGCGCCAGAAATTCATACTGGCGATGATGATGCACTGAAGGAGATTTTAACTCATGTCACCGAGGCCACGAAAAAACAGCACTGACGTAGCCGGACTTTACGAAAAGTTTGATCGCAGAACTGGCAGAGTTTACTACCAGTATAAAAACCCTGTGACTGGAAAATTTCACGGACTCGGAACAGACAAAGGCAAAGCTGAAAGAATCGCTTCCACAGCCAATCAGCGAATAGCTGCAGCAGAAGCCGAATATTTCATGCGCAAAATTGATGAAAGTCCATCAGCAACAAAACGTCGGGGTATCAGATTAAAGGCATGGGTTGATCGATATCTGAAAATACAGGACACGCGACTGAAAAATGGAGATATTGCAGCTACAACTCACAAAGAAAAAACTCGAATGGCTGCATACCTGGTTTCCCGTCTGGGAAACCACCCATTGAAAGAACTGGAAGTAAGAGACTTTGCATTAATACTGGATGAGTGGCTGGATAAAGACATGGTCAGCACAGCGAGAGTAAATCGTGGATTATGGGTTGATATTTATAAAGAAGCACAGCATGCAGGAGAAGTTCCTCCTGGATGGAATCCTCCGGAGGCTACCCGTAAACCGATCCCTAAAGTAACCAGAGCCAGACTCACCCTGGAAGACTGGCAAAAAATTTACAACGCAACGCCTGAAAAACACTTTATCCGTAACGCAATGCTTCTTGCGATTGTTACTGGTCAGCGCCGTGATGACATTTGCCATATGCGTTTTTCAGATGTGTGGAACGAACACCTGCATATTACCCAGGGAAAAACTGGAATGCGTCTGGCGTTACCGCTGACGCTACGCTGTGATGCCATTGGGATATCGCTAAAAGAAGTGATTGATGGATGCAGGGACAGAATATTGAGTCCATACCTGATTCATAGTCGGCACCAAAAACAACCAAAACCAATGAGTAAAGACAACCTGAGCGATTACTTTGCCAAAGCGCGGGAGCTGGCTGGAATAATTCCACCAGCAGGAAAAACTCCGCCAACATTTCATGAACAACGTTCTCTATCAGAACGGCTGTACCGTGCACAGGGTATCGATACAAAAACATTACTGGGACATAAAGTCCAGGCAACCACCGATCGTTATAACGATACTCGTGGTCAGGAATGGGTTAAATTGGTTGTTTGACGAAATAAATACAGCTGAAAAATGTTGATATTACTTTGCTAGTGTAAAAACCCCGGCATCAACCGGGGTTCGGAGACTAATCTTGATCAGGTTCCTGCTTAGAATAATGTTTTCCAACAATAAATGCCGTAACCAATGCAACAAGATCTATTGAAACGAGAGTTCCGGCAAGAACTGTCTCCCCCATGACGCCAAAGACAGTGGCAGCTAAGATGATCAATATTGCCAACCAAAAAGCCTTTGTTTGACCATCTCTGGCAATATCAATGCTATCAGCCACTGTTTTATGGCGATGAGCCTGCTCTTTTTCGGTCAACTCAACAAGTCGATTTGCAAGCCCAGGCACCAGTTGATCATACTTTTTAAGCATTGAAGGTGGCGGAACAGGCCCCTGAAAATGCTGGCAAACAATAGCCCGCACCTGCGGACTATCCAAAACCCTGTTTAAGACCTCTGGATTTTCGATTACTCGAGAAACCAGTTCATTATCCTTTTGTTCTTCACAAGTGAGTTTGGTGTTCTCACTTTCTTTTTGATCTGGCAT